AGGGTTCATCTATGAAACTAATACCTGAACCGTCGGGGTTGGTATCCCACATATCGCTAAGTGTTGACTTGTCAATACTTTTGCCGATTGGGGACAATGCGATTACACACATGATATATATCCTTTCCTGACTAAGAAGTCATATAAGTTTGGGTACTGGTGACGCATGAGCGACACGTGTGCTAAATAAGCGTATAGCTTATGTGCACCGTCGCGTGCCATATCTTGGTATGTTAATGTATTGAAATACGAAAACATACTTTCTAAAAACTCCATGTTTTTAGAAATACGTGCTGGTCGAAGATTGCTACGAAAGTAGCGATGTTCGATAGTAGCATGAGTATCTGCAAGAGCACCACGATTTGGGAAGCCATATTTCTGTTTCGCTATTTGCGCAACAGGAATGTCTGGCTTCTGCATGTAGCACCACTCTGCGTCTGTGCCGATAGAGCGTTGAGCGATATCGGCGATTAAGCCTGGATTATCGTAATGAAACTGAATCCATGCATAAGCAGTTGTCAAAGACAAACTGTTTTTGTTTACGTGCACATGTGCTCCTGCACTGGGCGCGTAAAATGCTTTGAAATATTCTTGAGCTTGCTCAAGAACACTTTCAAGCATAGGTAAAGCTTTTACATACGCGTCGTATGTAAAAGGCGCAGTGACAAATTCTACGTCTACTGTGCTATCCTCTTTGCCGATACAGAAAACAGAACTATCTGCACTATGAGCACCGAATGCAGCGTTGATACCTGTTAAGGTATTAACGACGTATTCCATGTTGTAGTCGTCACGATATACAACTTCTAGCTCTAAGCCATATACCATTTTATCGGTGGTGAGTTTGGATACTTGTAGCCAAACGAACTCACCGTCGACGACGTCTAAGTACATAGCGCCAAATGGTTTGTAACCGTAATTCCACAAATACGAATTGTTATCACTACTTGGTAAGTCGTCGACATTTGTTTCGCATTCATTACACCAACCGTCTTCTACGTATGGATCACTACAACAGTTTTCTTCACTGGTGAGTGCCATACGTGGCATGATCCAGTTTTTAATACTCATCTGAACCGTCCTCATCTAGATCGTAACTAGGCTCGGTACGCATGATATCCTCATAATTAATTGAGAAATCAACGTAAGCTTCATTTCTACTATGATTGAAAGTCATATCGGATACCGATATGAACTTTGGAAGGACTTGAGTATCAAGTCCTTTACTAATGGAATTAGCAATTATGGACTGCAATTCCTCCTTTGGAAAAACTAGTGTAGAATACACTAGCTTATGTCTGATTGCTGGCATTAGAACCTCCTAACTTTTGGTATGCCAAAAGAGCTTCAACATTCATTTGCACTTGCGAATGATTGTTGAATAACTCAACCAAATCTCGTATGACGATTTGGTATGTATCGCAAATGGTTTGATACTTTATCAAGTCATTTGCATCGTCGATGTAATCTTGCTTGATTAGATTGACGATTGAGTTACGCTTAGTCACAAAATTGTGAATAAGCATAGCTAAGTCACGTTCCATTGTTTACCTCCTAACAGTTACATTATAGAACACTTTTATGAATATAAACAGAGCAATAGCGTGGACAATGTCCGCGCTATTAAATACTCCGTTACCTGTGAAATCTAGTAGATCAAACATTTGTTTGCTCTACTAGTTCGTCGACAACGTCGCCGAAATACATTTCATCAATTTGCCACATTTTTTACCTCCTAACATGTAGACAAAAGCGAATACAACAACACAAAAGGATTAATAGATAATACTAATGTGTATGCTATCTGTTCTCATGCACCTGTGCAAAGCAACACACCATAGAGCACAAGGAGCACTTGCGACTATGTGCATCTGTGTGTTGGTGTAGTTGCTAGCTTGGTGTCATACTCGCTTGTTAGCATGAACGTGGTAATTATTATGGGCATAGATACACAAGGAACGTAGTGACTATGTGGATCATGTTAGAAAAATTATCATGGGCATGAACAAGTGAGTTGACAAATAAATCGGGAATGCTCCAAAGCGCAGCGTTTGGCTGACTGAGTTTTGGTACAGATAGTTTACTACAGATACACGAGCTTGCGAGATGTAGATGTGTAGTTTACTGGGGCAAAAACAGTTAGACAATAAAGATGTGCGTTAGATTTATGGCTTTACTAGCAACATGATAGAACAATGCAAACACATTATTATTATTTTGCCACCGAACACAATACGAAGTATTGTTGCAGTTTACTGCAGTTGTGGTGGTGGCTAGCGGTCATCGACAACTTGTTGGCGTGCAACTTGTTGCATAAGATGAGCAAGAGAGAAAAACAAAAAATTTATGCAAGGGGTACCGTAGGAGCATGCGACACAGGTACAAGAGACGTAGTATCTGGAATCGGCGTAGAGTGCGAAGCACTAGAAGACGATTATAAGATGCTGCGCCTCGATATAGAGACAATCCCCACACTATTTTTGCGAAAACCCATACCTTTGACTAAATAACCTATATATATAAAGAACTTTGTCTTTTAAACTATATATAAAATAATACCCCCTACAATAGGTATACCTTTAGTCCACCGTCCCCCTATAAGGGGGGGACGTTGGAGGACTAATATGGCATTTGTCGTCCAACCCTTTGGACTAAGTGGACTGAAGGACTTAAGTAATAAAAAACGTAGTAAAAATAAGCGAGGTAGCATAATGATACATAAAGAACAACTGGACATAATAATTGATTCCAGGCGTAACTCAGAAGACTTTAGTCCACTTAATGTGAAAACTGGACTAGAAGTAACTCAAATAAAACCACCAGACTGGTTGATAGATGATTTTATAATGGAAGGCGGCTTTACCGTACTTCACTCTGATGCTGGTGTAGGTAAAACATTTTTAGCTCTAGATTGGGCAAATACAATAGCTAATGGTTGGCAATGGTTTAGCAAGGAAAGCGTAAAAGTCCCTGTTTTATACGTACTTGCTGAAGGAGTGGGATTTCTCGGTGCTCGAGTAACCGCATGGAAGAATAAAAGGAACGCTACCTCGTATCCTCCTGTGCATTATTACACGAGTGCCGTCCCACTTTTTGCTCCAGTTGGTAAATTTCCAATGAGAGATCAAATAGATTTTTTAGAACTTGTGGATAGGATAAAACCTGGATTAATTGTTTTTGATACGTTGCAACGTTGTACAGTAGGTGCTAACGAAAACCTACAACAAGACATGTCTCAGGTAATTGCAATGATTGATACTATTAGGCAGAATTATAACACTGCTATCTTAGCAGTACACCATGACACAAAATCAGGTGAAGCTATGAGAGGTTCTAGTGTATTAAAAGCTAGTGCTGACACAACCATACAGTTAACTAAAAAAGATGAAATTATTGAAATGACTTGTACTAAACAAAAAGATGCTGAAGCATTTAAAGATTGGAACTTAACGTTATCTACAGAACCAAAATCGGGCTCTGCATTTTTTACTGCTTATCAGCAGGGCGTAAAAGTAAGAGATTATTCTTTACTACGTGCTCTAGCAGATGTTATTACAATCAGGGGGGAACAAATTACAAACAAGACGTGGCGTGATTCTGCAAACCTTGACGGTGGTAGATTTGAGAGGCCAAAAGCATCTCTAGTTAGAGAAGGTTTAGTTGATCAACTTGGTGAAGGTAGAAGTAAAACTTACACAATATCAAAAGAAGGTTGGGATTTATTAGAACAACAAAATATGTTGAACACTACTTCTTTTAGACCTTTACCTGACAATATTAAACCAGAGCAGCAAGAGTTATTGGAAGACGAATAAAAAAAATTTTTTTCGTTATCACGAAACTATTAAGATACGTAATAAATATGCTATAGTCTTGGTATGACCGCAGGTAGGCCTAAAAGATCTGAAGCTGAATTATTACAAGATAGAGCTAAAGTTCAAGCTCAAATATTTGGTGCTAATAATTCAGTATTTCAATTTGAACAAGAAGAGATATACTTACCACCTCCCCCTGCTAAAAAAGGCACGTCCCTTTGGAAGGCATGGGCTATGGAGTGTTTCCTGGAGTGCGTAAGATATGGCCTTAATTATTCTGATGCCTGTAAAAAAATTGGTGTTACACGTAAGTGGTGGGAAGAAAACTCTCAACGTCACCCTGAATGGGCAGCTGAAGCAAAATCTATTAGATCTGGAGAACATGTTAAAGACAGTAGTCCTGATTTATCTAATGTAAGTTTTGCAGAGTTTTGTAAATTATATTTTGGAGTAGAGTTTGCTGAACATCAAATTAGAATACAAGACTCTTTAGCAGACCCTATGGGTAGATTAGTTTTAGTATTAGGGCACCCTGAGTCTGGTAAGTCAACATTATCATCTCTTTGGTACCCCATATATCGTATGTGTAAGAATCCTGACATTAGAATAGCTTTAGTTACTAAATCAGGTGATAAAGCACAAGATTTACTTAATCGTATTAAAAGATACTTAACTGACCCTAATTTATATAATGACTGTGAAAGAAACCTCATAAGTGACTTTAATGGATTTAAACCTCAAAGAGCTGACGGATTTGGCTGGTCTAGAGACCAGATAACAATAAGACAAAGAGAATCTGGAGAAAGAGACCCTACTATACAAGCTTTGTCTGTTGGTAAGCAGATATACGGAGCTAGGTTAGATTTATTGATACTAGATGACGCATTAACGTTAGAAAATCAACAAACAGATATACGTAGGTCAAGAATTGATGAGTGGTTTACTCAGGAAGCTCGTTCTAGGGCACAAAGAGGCCAAACATTAGTTAACGGAACTAGGGTTCACCCATTAGATAACTATGGACAATGGAAAGATAGCTGGGCTGATCACAAAATATTTAGATATGTAAAGATACCAGCTATGTTAGATGAGCATACAGATAAAGAAAGACCTAGTTGGCCAGAGTATTGGAACCTAGACGGAGTTGAAGAGTTTGATGAAGCTACTGGAACAGAAGTATTTAGACCTGGACTTAGAGATATACGTACAGAAATTGTAGCTAGAGACCCTATGAGGTGGAAACTTGTTTATCAACAAGAAGATGTTCAGCAAGTTGAGTCTATATTTAGACAAGAAATGCTAGATAAAGCATTTGAATTAGGAGGTAACAGAAGCATAGGACAAGTTATGCCTGATGAAATATTGATATTAGGAGTAGATCCAGCTACAACTGGTAGAGCTGCAAGTGTGTTATTAGCATATAACCCAGAAACAGAAGTAAGAACTGTGGTTGATTTATTTGTAGGACATAGATTAGGTGCTACAGGAATACGAAACAAATTGTTATATCAATTTTGGGAAGAGTATAACGACCATAGAGTTGCTTTTACTGTTATAGAAACAAACTTTGCACCTACAATTTTAGGTGATGATACTTTAAAGGCTCATGCTGAGTGGGCTGGAACACGATTAGTAGATCATAGAACTACTGGTCAAGGTAAAAGACGAGGTAATAAATGGGATAATGAATTTGGTATTGGTTCTATGGCTTCATTGTTTCATAGCGGCCTAGTAGCATTTCCTTCTGCTACTACAGAAGATAGGGCAAAATTAGCACCATTAGTAGATGATATGCTAGTATTCCCTTGGTCTAAAGTACAAGATGCTTTGATTGGTTTTTGGGTGGCTAATGGAGAATGTCAAGGACACAATGTGTATCAAACAGATATGAATAAAGTTGCAGCACGGCGAAATATTCCACCTATAATAACAGAAAGAATATTTTTAAGGAACACGTAGATGACACAAAATTATAACGAGGGCTCAAGCGTAGATTACTCAGGTACAAGTACTGCATATAGACCCAACAGTTCTTTATATCAAAGAAGAGATTTATTAATAGAAACTCATTCTGATTGGAAAGAAAGAATAAGCGAAATTACTGCAATAGTAAATGGAGACTGGCACATGATTTGGGCTAATCTAACCACTACTGCAGAAGCTCCTTCAGTTGCAAACATTATAGAGTTAGGAATACATCATTGGTCTGCATTAGGTGGAGCAGTTATTCCAGGTGTTAGAGTTCCTGTTCCTGTGAATCAAAATGTTAAAGGCGGAGAAAGGGCTGCTAGAAAAAGAGAAAGAAGAGTTAAAGAGCTATGGGACAATTCAAACATAAATGAATTAATGGCTCAATGGTGGGGTGACTATGCAGGAACTGGTTGTGCTTATGCTGGAATATGGGCAGACTTCGATAAGAAACCTGCTGAAAGACACCCTTACTTACATAGAATTGATCCGCGTTATGTTTATCCTATTAAAGACACAAAAGGAAATGTTATAGAAGCATTGATAGCTAGAAGAGTATCTAGAGATGTGTTAGTTAAACAATATCCTGTTGCTAAAGGAGTAATAGACCCTGCCTCTGATACTGTAGAAGAGTGGTTTTGGTATTTTCCAGATAAAATTATGCACATAATTGCAGACATATCTCCTAAAGGTAGAAAAAATAATACTGCAGTAGTTCTTACAGAAGAGCCAAATCATTTAGGTATGGTTCCAATTGTTGAAGTAGGAGTTCCTACTTTTGACGGAGAACGTAGAGGTATATTTGATCAAACACGTCACCTTTTAAGGACTATGCATAGACTTATGACATTAACTATAACTTCATCTGAAGAAGAAGTTTATCCTCCAGTCTTTGAATATGATGTTATGAATCCAGACGACTTTGGTCCTGGTGCAATTATTCATGGTAGAAGTCCTGAAGCTCGTATGGAGCGTATGTCATCAAGAACACATTTTGATGCTAAGGATTTAATTTCAAGATTAGCTAATGAAGCAAGAACACAAGCTTCGTTTCCTGGACAACTTTCTGGTGATCCTGGAGCTAGTATTGTTTCTGCAAAAGGTATACAAGCATCTATGGGACAAATTGATGCAAGACTTGCATTAGCTCATAAACAGTTTGAAAAGTTTTTAGAAAAATCAACTGGCTTACTTCTGTCTTTTGATGAGAATTATTGTGAAGGGGAGAAAACTTTAAACGGAGATACTCATGATAAAAAGAAAGCAGAAATATTTATACCTTCAAGAGATATAGCTGGTCATTATGAAGTAAACGTTAGATACGGTATAGGTGCTGGAACAGATCCTTCTAATAGAGAAATGAGACTTTCTATGAATCTACAACAAGGTATGATTTCTAGAGAAACTGCAAGAGACGAAATGGATTTCTTAGATGACCCTGCTAAAGAAGAATTAAGAATTGTTAAACAAAAAGCTATTGATTCATTTATGAACGGTATTTATCAAAAAGCGCAACAAGGAGATATATCTGGAGCTGCAACATTAATAGATGCTATGAAAAGAGAAGATACCGATATAAATGAACTTGTAGCTAAAGTTATTGAATCTATGCAGCAACCTGAAACACCTGAAGTGCCTGGCATGGGTGGACCACCTGGTATGGGTGGACCACAAGGAGCACCTGATTTAGGAGCTTTATTAGGTGGAGGACAACAACCACCAACGCCAGACTTACCACCTCTAGGTGCATTAGGAGTAAATCCAGGAGGCCCATAATGGACGATCAATTGATGAAAGAGTTTGTTGGTATAGTCACAGAACAACTTAGAGACGTTCATGTTACTGGTAATAGATTGATTAGAGAAAATTCTCCAGATGAAATTGAACAAGATTTAGATCCTTTAATTACACCATTTGGAATTATTATTACGACAATAAGATTAATTATTGATGACGGAGAGGAATACTATGGCACAGATTACTGATATGGGTGGCCAAGATTATGGCGACAAAGTTAAAATGGAGACAGACGCTAAAAATGCAGGTGTGAGTTTAGGCCTTGGAGGAGATACTCCAGCTCCAGCTCCTGTTCCAACTCCACAAAGAACCGCTCCAACAAATTTAAATCCTAAACCATTGAACATAGGTAGAGGTTCTGATTTTATATTAAACGGCCCACCTAAAGGAAATAATCCTTTAACTGGTTTAGGTCAAACTGCAAGATTGTTATCTGATGATGCATTAGCATATAAAGATTCAGTTAGTAAAGCCAGAGACTTAATGGAAAATAGTACAATACCATTAGTAAGACAACAGGCAGCTGAATTTATAAAGAACGCTGCATACCTAAGGAGTGTTCAACGTAATGAAATCGAATAGCGATAACTTCGGTAATAGATACGGACCAATAGAAGATAGACCAATACCTGAAGAATTATTAGACGAAGGTATTAAACCAAATCTTAAACCAAAAGATTATTCATACTCAGATGAAAGTCAAATTTATGACATGAAGATGTTGGGTGTTTTAGATAAAGCAAAAGATTTACCTAAATATTATCCACCACAAGAAAATAATTTTGATACATCATTATCAGGGTATTATCAATCTGTTGAAAAAGCGTTAACTTCAGATATGGAACAAGCAAATTTTACTTGGACGTTAGGTTTAAATAAAAATCAACTTGACGAGTGGGCTTCTTTAGATCCTAATTTTAAACAACAAATTATTGATTATGCTCATTCAAGAAAAGCAACTGTTGAATTAGAAAATACAATTTACGATTCTGCTGAAAGAAAAATTCAAGGTGAAATTGCAGGATTAATAGCTGGAACAACTCTTACTGGATTTGGTATGGTTCCTGATCAAGAAATTGTTAAAAAAGATAAAGAGAGATTAACTTATTTACAAAATGAAGATAACTTTAGAAAAGAAGCTGAAAGCATATTTAATAAAGAAATAGAAAATTATAATTTAGAAAATTACAATATGTTTTCTCAATCAGCAGAAAATTTAGACGTAACAAAACTAGCTGAGTATAAAGAGCAAGATTTAGGTTACGCAAAACATATACTTCCTATAGCAGCTGAACTTGGTGATGTAATTTTAAGTGCTATTGGACCTGATAAAAAGTTTTCAGACGTAAGAAATACTATTAAAAGTTTACCAGAGACATACGGTTACGCAGACAATGTAGTTCAAGCGTTAACAACTTCTGTCGGTGCAAGTGGTTTAGCAGCAGTGTATATGACTTTTGGTGCAGTATCTAGAACTTTAAGTGCTGGAGTAAATGCAATAGCTCCAGGATTATTAGAAGGTTGGGTAGAAAACTTTGAAGAAAAAGAAGTTAGAGATTATAAAATGGCTGCAGGTGATAGTTCTTCAGAAGCTTATCAAAGATTATCTTTATATAGTTGGGAAGAAGTAAAACAAAATGCACCAGAGTTAGCACAAACTTATTTAGAGTTTGCTGACAATGACGAATTTAGAGCTGCTTCAATGTATATGGCAGCAAAAATGAATGCTCAACCAGAGGTAGCTTCTTTTGTGAATGATTACGTAGATACTCTTAATCAACAACAATTAGATAATATTCAACGTATATTAGATAGCAAAGATTCAGTAGGTGAATTGTTAGTTTCTGGTTTTGCTGCATACTCAAAATATGCAATTGGAACTTTAACTACAGGTGCAACACTTTTAGCTTTTGATGAAGATGCAAAAGAACTTGCGCTAAATAATGATTGGGCTGGAATTAAAAAAGAAATTAAAAAAGCCGATTACAGACCTTCTTATGTTTTAGGCCTTGAAAATACTTTAAGAGGAAACGCTATGGATTTAACTTTAAGTATTCTTGGTGATCCTATTACTTGGTTGTTAACTCCTGCGGTAACAAGCAGTACTTCAAAAGTTTTAGGACAGTTTGCTACTAAAAGTAGAGTAAACGCATTTGTAAATCAAACATGGGTTGGTAAACAAATTACTAAAGAGATGTTTGAAGTAGGTGTAAAATTTGAAAAAGGTGAAATTGGTATACGTCCTTACAATGCATTATTTAATGGATTTGATATTGAAACTCAATTTAAATTAAGAAATTTAATAAAAGAAGCAGCAAAAAATGGTGATAAAGCACCGAACTCTATGTTTAAAGCAGTTCTAACAGAAGCTATGTTATCTGGTCAAGAACCACTTAAAGCGTACAACACTTTAGGTAGTTTAGTTTTGGGTAGAACATTAAGAAATGTAACTACGTCAGTATTAGGTAAATCAATGAAAATGTCTAAGAAAATAGATAAAATGAAAGAATTAAATACTTCATACAGTAATTTAAAACAATTGTCTACAACAAGTCCTTCTTTTCTTCAAGATGCTTCTGATTTAGTTTCAAGAATAATTGGAGCAACTGTTGACAATTTTGATGAACAATTAAAAATTCATGATGCTTGGTTTGAAAAAGTTTATAAAGATTTTAACGACGTAGCAACAAAAGGAACTGCAACTAATTTAGATGAAATAAATAAATTGCAAAAAGAATTATCAGTTACTGCAGATTATGTATCTTATCTAGAAGGATTATCTGGATACAAAGTTAGAAACGTAGTTCGTGGTAATGATGTAAGTGCAACTAAAACATCTATAAATAGAGTCGAAGCTATAGAAGAAGCACAGGCTATTACATCTCAACAAAAAACAATACAAAGTGTTATCACTAAATTAGATGAAAGAATTAGTAACATAACTAAAGAAATATCTAGAGCAAAAAAAGTACAAAAAGAGTTGCAAGGCAGAGCTAAAGAATTATCTAAATCAGAAGCAGATACATTAAAAGCACAAACTAAAATTATCAATCAAAAATCTGAACAGTTAGGAAAACTAAAAAAACAAAAAACAACTCAACAATCTAAAATTGATGAGTTAGAAAAAGAAGTTCCTGCTGGTGCAGAAATTGTTGAATCAGAGTCGGTTTTGTTTGAGGGTGTGTTTAATGCTAAAACTTTAAATACAAAATTAAAAGCATTGCAAGCTCAAATTAAAACTATAAAAGCAAGTTCTGCTAAATCAGCTAAACAATTTAAAGGTGATATAAAATCTGCTGAAAAATATCAAACAAAAATTGCTAATGAATTAAACGATTTAGAAATGAAAATTGCAGCGAATAAAAAAGTTGGTTCTGTGTCAGAAAAATTAACAGTTGCTTTAAAGAAAAAAGAAAAACAATTTGAAAATGCAGTTGAAAATGTAGAAAAAGCTAAAAATGCTTTTAAACAAAATAGTTCTGCTATTGAAACTGAACAATTAATTATTAAGTATGAAGATGAAATTGCAAATATTAAAGAAATACAGAAAAGAAAAACAACACCTGTGGAAACTACACCAGAGGGACAACAATTTGTAAGGTTAGATCCTGATTTAAGTACTACTGGTCTTCAAGATATATTTAATCCGCAAACTGCAAAATTATTTAGAGACATGTTAGATGAAGGTGCTTCTTTAGCTGATGATGCATTATCAAAATCTTACGAAAAATTATTAAAAAGAGTAGATAAAATAGACGATAAAACTGCTGAATTATATTCAGGGTTAATGACATCAAAGAAAAATGTTACTAAAGAGTTGTTAAAAACACTTAGGAAAGAACATAAGTTAGCTAGACGTATTGCACAAATGCAAGTAAGAAAACTTCAATCTTTACAAAAAGCATCACCTCAAAATGCAATTATGAATATGGTGCATGATTTATATACAGAACTTGCAGTGTCTGCAGGTTGGGCAAAAAATCCAAAATGGCAAGCATCATTTATTGTAAGAGATAAAAAAGGAAAATATGTTGCAGCAAGTAAAGCACAGATAAATAGCGGTAAAGCAATAGAAATACCAGCAGTTGTACAACTAGTAGGAAAAAATAAATATAAAGTTAATTGGGATATATTAAGATTTCATTTACGTTATGACTCTGAGATAACAGACGTTGGTGAAGCATTATTAAAATCTGGAAGAATAGGCACTCAAACTGTTCCACAAAAAGGTGAAATAGTTGGTGGTAAATTAAAATATGGTAAAAGAACATATTTAGGTGATCAATTTGATGACATTAAAGAATTTGCAGATTTTCATGATGTTTTAGATACTGCTTCAAGAATACTTAAATCTCAAAATCAAGTTGTTACTGCACAATTACCAGTTAGTCCTATTGAATTTGTGTTAGCTAATCAAGCTGCAAACGGTGGAAAAGTATCTAAAACTTTTAGAGGACTTGAGGCTAATGAATTATATAGAAAAGTTACCTGGATAAATAACTTGTGGATTATAGATAAAATTGCAAAACCTTCTACTGCAGTTGTTTCTAACGCAGATGAGTTAATGTTTTTTAATTCATTTGGAAATTGGAAAAATTACTTTAAACAATCTTATCAAAGTAAAGTTGACAACGTAACATTAAGAAGATTTAATAACGCAGTAGAAAAAGGAAAAGTTGCAAGCGGTAATGTTTCACCAGAACTTCTTCAAAAATACGAAACGTATGTTGCAAAACAAATGGACAATATACAAAAACTTCCTGCGTTGTTGCAACAAAGAGGTATGTGGGCTGAATCTAAATTTAATGATGCTTACACAATTTTAACTACAGGTGATAAAGGTTATTACGATTACATGATTAGTTATGTAAATGGTTTATTAAACGATTATGGTTTTCAACTTTATTCAACAGGAAACAAACAAGCATTTAAAAATTGGTTTGCTACTGCTGATTCTAACTATATACGAGGTAACTCAATACTTGAACCATTAGGAAATAATAAACAAAATTTTTATTCATATACAAATATGACTGCTGATACTGCTATGGAAATGTATGAAGGTTTAAAACAACTTTACACTATAAACTTAAAAGGTTCTGCTGCAGATGAAGTGTGGGAAGCATTAAAAGCAGCAGCTACGCAACGTGGTTCTGGTGCAAATAAAAATGCTTTACCAAAAGTTTCTCTTATGACAAAAGTTCAAGTGCCTGGTATTAAAGGAAGAACAGGTGGGCCTTTAAGACGTAAAATATTTGGTAAAGACCAGCCAATGTTAGAAAGTTTATTTGCTGACCCAGCAAGATTTAGACAAGGTTTAATATCTACAACTGCTCAACAAAATAAAGAAGCTCAACTTATTAATTTGTTTGAAAGTCAAGGTAAAAAAATAATTCAAAGAAGTGAATTAGATAAAGTTAAAGCACAATCATCTGCAATAGATCCAATATATCAAGCAGATATGTATGGTGCTTCTTATTTTGATTACGATTTATTTAGACAAGGATATGTTACAGAAGATTATATAAAAGCTATGGCAAATAGAGCTGCAGTACAAGATGTAGATAAATATATGCTTAACTATCATTTAACAACTCCTTTAGGTAGAACTGCTAGACAAGTTTTTCCATTTGGTAAACCTTGGTTAGATTTTACTAAGAGGTATTTAGGTGACTTGTCTAAAAGAGCTCAAATAAGAGGGTTATATGCATCAGACGAAAGTAATGTATTTACTCGTGGTATGTATAACTTAGCAAGCGCATCACCTAATTTAAGACGAGGGGCATACATTTCTCGTGTAGCAAATGCTGACTTAAGTACGGAAAACGTAGATTTTGAACCATTTGTGTTTTTACCTAATGGCGATAACTTTTTCTGGGTTTCTGTTCCTGGATTTGGATTTATTCCAGCATTAAGTTTAGGCGTGTTAATGGAAACTCTTGATAATGAAGATTTTAATAAAATAGCAGAAACTATATTTCCTTATACAGTTTTTAATCCAGATGAATATAAATGGAAAACAGATCCAGGAACTACGTTTTATCAATACGCAGCAGGTGGAGGTATGGTAAATTACATGACTAATAAAGTTTACCCAACAGCAAGTGGTTCTTTGTATAACAAATGGACAGGAAACGAAAGTAGGCCCTTTAACGATTCAATTGGTAACTCTGCAATACAAAAAGACCAGAGATCAACTTTTTATCAAGACTTAGATTTAGTTGTAGCACAAATGGGTAATGTAGATACTGGTGCAGATGCACTTGATGTAATTATAAGTCACGCTGCAAATGCAGAATTAGAATCATTGTTTAAAGAATTTGGTGAAGGTTTAGTTCGTTATTCTATTCCTGCACGAGTAAACATTGGTGCTAATTATTTAGATACTGCAGAAGACTGGATAGATTATTTTAAAGGTGTAGGGTTGCTTGAAGAAGTGCTTAGTGCTGATGTGTTTGAAGCATTAGAAAAAAATCCAAATGCTGATGATCCTAAAGCACAAGCTATACAAGAGTTAAGAAATTATTGGTACACCAAATCACCAGACGCAGAAAAAATACTTTTAGGTTTACAAGACCCTAGAGTTTATATTTTAACTCAAGCAGGGTATGAAGTAACTAGGGCAGGTGTGCAAGAGTTATCAAAAGCTGAAGGTGGTAAATATAGTGTAGGACAAGTTTTTAGGCCTTACTTAGCTAATGACCCTGACACTATGGAACGATATGAAGAATATGTTAGAAAAGGTTGGATATCACCTAGAAGTGGTGAAGACATTTTAGGATACACTTTATATAAATCTCATGATGCAAGATTACGAGCAGTTAAATTAATAAAAGAAGAAGCTGCAAGTATGCTTAACGACAATAGGTTGTCACAACTTCCTGGAACACTAGAAGTATTTGAACCATTTAGAGATCAATATGCAGAAGATTATACGCAGTATTGGTCATCTCAAACTCAAAAAGAATACAACTTAGTAAGTACTGATTTAACTATTTCATCAGATACGTCAGATAACTTTTTGAAAGGATATTATTTATTGTCTGAATTTACTGAACCAACACAAGAAATTATAAAAATATTACAATTAGATACTTTGTTTAATAATGGACAAATACGAGGTAGTGTTTTAAACAACGCATTAATAGATGAAAAAATGCAAGTTATAACTAACAAATCTTATTTGTTTACTTCTCCTTATTCAGAAGTTTATACAGGTAATCCAAATGTGTCTTTTTACAAATGGCGACAAAATCAAAACTCATGGATTAATGGTGGCGGTATGGACGAATACGATATGGTTGATAAATCAAGATATCAAGGAATATTAGATCAATTAGATATTTTATATTCAATGTCTAATGATGAAGGCTTTGGACCTCGACACCCAAAATGTTTAGAACTAAGAGAAGATACTGCAAGAGCGATTATGGATTAAGCTTTTAACT